TATATTTCCTACTGTTAAGCTAGCGGTTGACTCTAAGTCCGCAGGTAGATGGAATACAAACGTAGGTGGAGAGTATTACGCCTGTGGTGTAGGTTCTGCACTAGCAGGTCGTGGTGCTGATTTACTGCTTATTGATGATCCTCACTCTGAGCAAGACGTTATTAGCGGTAACTTCTCGGTGTTTGAGAAAGCCTACGAATGGTACACGTTTGGTGCTCGTACCCGACTAATGCCGGGGGGTAGGGTAGCTATTATCCAGACTCGTTGGCATATGGACGACCTAACAGGCCGCGCAGTGAAGGATATGGCTCAAAATGATAGAGCTGACCAGTTTGAGGTTATTGAGTTCCCCGCTATACTAGAAATTGAGGATGGAGAGACAGGAGAGCTGGTAGAGAAACCCCTGTGGCCTGAGTTCTTTGACTTAGAGGCTTTGTTACGTACTAAAGCGTCAATGCCCACGTTCCAGTGGAATGCCCAGTATCAGCAAAAGCCCACCGCCGAAGAAGCATCCATAGTAAAAAGAGAGTGGTGGAATTGGTGGGGGGAGGAGAACCCTCCGGCTTGTGAATATGTAATTATGTCATTGGACTCGGCGGCAGAGAAGCACAACCGAGCGGATTATACTGCGCTAACTACATGGGGGGTGTTTTATAATGAGGACGACAATGCGTATAATATCATCTTACTTAATAGTATTAAGCAGCGTATAGAGTTCCATGAGCTAAAAGAGCTGGCAATGCAAGAGTATGCTGACTGGGAACCGGATTCGTTCATTGTAGAGAAAAAGAGTTCAGGTGTTGCGTTATACCAAGAAATGCGGAGAATGGGCCTACCAGTGTCTGAATATACCCCACATAGGGGTTCTGGTGATAAACTAGCGCGTTTAAACGCAGTATCTGATATTGTAGCGTCTGGACTATGTTGGGTTCCGCAAACTCGATGGGCTGAAGAAGTCGTAGAAGAGATAGCTGGATTCCCATTTATGAGTAATGATGACTTAGTGGACTCGACTGTAATGGCGCTAATGCGCTTTAGGCAGGGCGGGTTTATACGACTACCTACCGATGAACTAGAAGAACAACGATATTTCAAACGGCAAGGAACTGGGTACTATTAAGAGGTTAAATCATGGCAATTGAGAAAGGTTTATACGCTGCTCCTGAAGGACTAGACAAAGAACTAGACGAAGAGGCAGAAGAAGGCGAGCTAATGGAAGCTGACTTAGAGATCGAGATAGTCGATCCTGAGATGGTAACTCTGTCTGACGGTAGTGTAGAGATTACACTGATCCCTGAAGGTAACTCATTAGACATGATGGCCTTTGATAGTAACCTTGCAGAAGAATTAGATGAAGACTATCTAGCAACTCTAGCAGATGATCTTATAGAATTAGTAGACTCAGACGTAGATAGCCGAAAAGATTGGGCTGACACATACGTTAAGGGTCTTGATATTATTGGTTTTAAGTATGAAGAGCGTACAAACCCTTGGGAAGGCGCTTGTGGTGTACATTCTACTGTTTTAGCAGAAGCAGCTATTCGTTTCCAAGCCGAGACAATGAGTGAGACTTTCCCCGCAGCAGGGCCAGTTCGTGTAAAAGTTCTAGGTTCTGAGACTAAAGAAAAAGATGAAGCGGCAGAACGCGTAAAAGCCGACATGAATTACCAGCTTACTGAGAACATGGTTGAGTATCGCCCAGAACACGAGCGTATGCTATATAGCCTAGGACTCGCAGGATCAGCATTTAAGAAAGTTTATTTCGATCCTAACCTAGGTAGACAGACCGCTATCTACATCCCCGCAGAAGACGTTATCGTGCCTTACGGCTGCTCTAATATAGAGTCTGCTGAACGTGTTACACACATCATGCGTAAGACTAAGAACGATCTACGCAAGCTACAGGTAAACGGGTTTTACCGTGATATAGACCTAGGCGAACCCCAAACGTTCCATACTGACATCGAAGAGAAGAAAGCCGAAGATGGCGGGTTCTCTCTTACTGACGATGATCGCTATGCTATGTACGAGATTCATGCAGACCTTGTTATTGAAGGTGTAGATGATGAGGAAGATATAGCCAAGCCTTACGTTGTCACAATAGAGCGTGGTAGCAACGAGATACTCGCTATCCGCCGTAACTGGAATGAGGACGATGCGCTTACATTGAAGCGTCAGCATTTTGTACATTACGTATATGTCCCCGGATTTGGCTTCTACGGCCTTGGACTGATACATATAATAGGTGGGTACGCTAGAGCGGGAACTTCGCTTATACGGCAATTGGTGGACGCTGGTACCCTAGCCAACCTTCCGGGGGGTCTAAAATCCCGTGGACTACGCATTAAAGGCGATGATTCTCCAATAGAGCCGGGGGAGTGGAAGGACGTAGATGTACCATCAGGTAGCATCCGCGAGAACATTATGCCCCTTCCTTATAAGGAGCCTAGCCAAACCCTACTAGCTTTGCTTGATCAGATCACTAATGAAGGTCGCCGTTTAGGTGCTATTAGTGACATGAACATATCTGACATGTCAGCTAACGCTCCAGTAGGTACTACACTAGCATTGCTAGAACGCACGTTAAAGCCTATGGCAGCAGTACAGGCGCGTGTTCACTATGCTATGAAGCAAGAGTTTAAGATGCTCAAGGCTATCATGGCCGAGTATGCCCCCGCTGAGTACGATTATCAGCCTCTTAGAGGTCAAGTATCAGCACGGCAGTCAGACTATAGACTAGTAGACGTTATCCCTGTAAGTGATCCTAACAGCTCTACAATGGCACAGCGAGTAGTACAGTATCAAGCTGTGTTACAAATGGCACAACAAGCCCCGCAGATTTATGACCTGCCGCAACTACACCGTCAGATGATTGATGTCTTAGGCATTAAGAACGCTGACAAGTTAGTCCCAGTGAAAGACGATATAAAGCCAAGCGATCCTGTAAGCGAGAACATGAACGCGCTAACAGGTACCCCTATAAAAGCTTTTATTTACCAAGACCACGATGCCCACATGGCAACGCACGAAGCATTCATTAAAGATCCTATGATTGCTCAATCTATCGGGCAGAATCCACAAGCTCAACAAATCATGGCGGCGTTACAAGCGCACATTGCAGAACACCTTGGATTCAAGTACCGCAAGAAGATGGAAGAGAAGTTAGGAGTACCATTACCAGCACCTAACGAAGAAATGTCTGAAGATATGGAAGTTCAGTTGGCTAGAGTTATGGCCGATGCGGGTAAGCAACTTACTCAGCAGAACGAACAAGAAGCAGCACAGAAACAAGCGCAAGAACAACAGCAAGACCCAGCGTTTCAGTTGCAGCAAGCGGAACTACAGGTTAAGCAGCAAGAAGTACAACGTAAAGCCCAGAAAGATCAGGGCGATATGCAAATTAAACAAGCGGAACTACAACTTAAAGCTCAGAAGAATCAAGGTGATTTGCAGATAGACGCAGCTAAACTTGAGTTGGATAAGCAAGAGTTGCAAATAGATGCCCAGAAAGCGGGTGCTAAACTAGCTGCGGATAGAAGAGTAGCTAACACTAAACTTGACCTTGATCTAATGAAAGAGGCCAAAAGCAAACCAAAAGGATAAAATATGTCTACTACCGTCTTTGACGTGCTAAAAAGTAAAATCGAAGCCGATATGTCTTCAGCAACAGAATTTCTAGGTAATGGAGGAGCTAAAGACTTCGCTCAATACAAAGAAATAACAGGAATGCTACGAGGTCTCATCTCCTGTTTGAACCATGTAAACGATCTCTCGCGCAACTATTTGGATGATGACAATGACTGATTTAAACAACACTGAAGAACAAGAAATAACGGAAGAGGAGTTAGAAAATCAACTACCGACACCCGTAGGCTATAGAGTATTAATAGCCATGCCAGAAGTAGAAGATACGTATGGGGATAGTGGGATTATTAAATCTAACAAAGAAGTTCAGTTAGATACGGTTATGTCTACTATCGGACTTGTACTGGATATGGGAGCGCAAGCTTATTCAGATAAAGATCGTTTCCCTACTGGCCCTTGGTGTAAGCAAGGAGACTATGTAATGTTTCGTATGAATACAGGTACACGGTTTAAGGTAAATGGGGTTGAGTATCGTTTAATGAACGATGATTCGATTGAAGCGGTAGTAAGCGATCCTCGTGGCGTAACACGAGTGTAAGGAGTAGCAAATGGCTTTTCAAAAAGTTGAGATTGATTTTCCTGATGAAGAGGAAAATAATAAGGGTGACATAGAAATAGAGTCCAGTGAAGCGGTAGAAATAGACCTATCTGGAAAAAAAGAAGCAAAAGACTATAAGGAAACTGAAGATGAATATGAAGTTGAGGTTGTTGACGATGTACCGAAGTCTGACCGTAACCGTAAGCCTTCTTCTCCTCCGAATGAGGTTACAGATGAAGAGTTGGAAGATTACTCTGAAAAAGTTCGTAACCGAATCAAACACTTCAGCAAAGGCTACCACGACGAAAGACGCGCCAAAGAAGCGTCCCAACGCCAAAGCCAAGAATTAGAAAGTTTTGCTAAGAATCTTGTTGAAGAAAATAACAAGCTAAAAGGTACGGTAGATAAAAACCAAGAAGCGTTACTAGAGCAAGCTAAGAGAACTGCTGCTGGCGAAATGTTGCTAGCAAAGCGTTCTTATAAACAAGCTTATGAAGCTGGTGATGCAGATAAACTGCTTGAAGCACAGGAAAAAATGACTGCTGCTAACTTAAAAGCAGACAAATTGGAGAATTTTGCGCCCAGTTCTTTACAAACGCAAGACAATGAGGTACAAATACCTCAACAAAATGTAACTAAACAACCAGAAATAGACGAAAGAGCCGCAAACTGGGCCAAAGAAAACTCTTGGTTCGGAAGTGATAAAGAAATGACTGGCTACGCTATGGGGTTACATGACAAACTTGTTACAGAGGAAGGTGTAGATCCTTCTAGTGACGAATACTACGAGACTATAAATTCTCGTATGCAGAAGCTGTTCCCTGACAATTTTGAAGGGGAAGCAGAGGAGACTGAGTCTAAACGAAGGTCAAATGTGGTTGCCCCCGCTACGCGGAGCACAGCACCTAAGAAGGTGCGATTAACGCAAACACAGGTAGCTATCGCTAAAAAACTTGGGGTTCCATTAGAACTATACGCCAAAAAGGTTGCTGAAGAGATGAGGAAAATATAATGGCTGAGAACAGAATTAATCGTGAGAACGTAACCCGTGAAAAAACGGCCCGTAAAAAATCTTGGAAAAAGCCGGAGGTTTTACCTTCGCCTAATGACGAGCAGGGCTACGCATTTCGTTGGATTCGTGTAAGCACGCAAGGTAATGTGGATGCCACAAATCTCTCGTCTAAATTGCGTGAAGGGTGGGAACCAGTAAAAGCATCGGATCATCCCGAAATAACTATGGTTACTATTGAGCAGGAACGGTTCAAAGATAACGTAGTGATTGGAGGACTAATGCTGTGTAAGGCTCCAAAAGAACTGACTGAAGAACGAAATGAGTACTATGAGTCTCAGACTAAGTCGCAAATGCAGTCAGTTGATAACAGCTTCATGCGAGAAAATGATCCCCGTATGCCGCTATTTAATGAGCGGAAATCGAAAGTTACCTTTGGTAAGGGAACTTAACTCAATTATTTTATAGGATATATATTATGTCTGCTACAGATTCAGGATACGGGTTTATCCCCGTAAAGCGATCAGACGGCATGCCTTATGCAGGTGCCACTGATTCGTTCTTAATTACTCCCGCCGGAGTAGCACAAAATATCTTCTACGGTTCCGTTGTAGAGATTAGCGCAGGATATGTGCAACTTGCTTCCGGTACAGGCGCTGATGCAACTACCAATAACCTTGGTGGTTCTGGTATTGGTGCTCTGGGTGTGTTCGTTGGTTGTGAGTATATTAATGCTCAAGGTCAATTGATTTTCTCCCAGTACTACCCTACAGGTACGGATAACGCTACAGCTTTTGTTATCACTGATCCTAATGTTACTTTCCAAGTACAAGCTGACGGCGCAATCGCTCAAGCTGCTTTGGGACATAACGCTCCTCTAACCGGAGCGCAACATGCTACAACTTCTGGCAGCACTACTACTGGTAAGTCAAACGTTCAAATTGACGCTACTACTGCTACTGCTACTAAGTCGTTCAAGGTTATTGGATTTGTAACTAAATCTGGATCAGCTATCGGTGATGCTTATACCGATGTACTTGTTAAAATTAACGCGCCTTACCATCAGTATGGTACTGGCATAGTAGGAGAATAATTAGATGGCTATTTCAAGAGCGCAGTTACTAAAAGAGCTACTCCCCGGATTAAACGCACTGTTTGGCCTAGAGTACGCGAAGTATGGCGAAGAGCATAAAGAGATTTTCGAGACTGAAACCTCTGATCGTTCTTTTGAAGAAGAAACCAAGCTGTCAGGCTTCGGTTCTGCACCTGTCAAGAGTGAAGGTTCATCAATCGAGTATGACAACGCGCAAGAAGCTTTCACTGCACGCTACACGCATGAAACTGTTGCTATGGGCTTTGCAATCACTGAA